TCACCGGCCTTGCAGCAATTCCACCGCCTGGTCAAACACTGCCAGCGGCTGCGCCGCCTTGTGAATGTCTGCCGACAGCAACTGACGGAAGCGCCGCGCCCCTTTGAACCCTTGGGCCAGCCCCAGAATATGCCGGGTAACGTGGTGCATCGCGCCACCGCTTTCCATATGCGCCACGATATATGGCCGCAACTGCGCCAACGCCTCGCTACGGCTGATCACCGGCGCATCGCTGCCAAACAGCTGCTGGTCGACCTCGGCCAGCAGGTAAGGGTTGTGATACGCCTCACGCCCCAGCATCACACCATCGAAGGTTTCAAGATGGGCCTGGCATTCTGCTAGGGTCTTGATCCCGCCATTGAGCACGATTTCCAAGTCCGGGAAGTCCGCCTTCAGCTGCGCCGCGACGTCATAGCGCAGGGGCGGAACCTCGCGGTTTTCCTTCGGCGACAGCCCCTCCAGAATCGCGATACGCGCATGCACGGTAAAACTCCGGCACCCAGCCTCACGCACCTGCCCGACGAAGTCGCACAGCTCGGCATAGCTGTCGCGGCCATTGATGCCGATACGGTGCTTGACCGTCACCGGTGTCGACACCGCATCCCGCATGGCCTTCACGCAATCGGCCACCAGCGCCGGGTGAGCCATCAGGCAAGCGCCGATCATGTTGTTCTGCACCCGGTCGCTCGGGCAGCGACATTGAGGTTGACCTCGTCATAGCCCGCGTCCTCGGCCAGGCGTGCGCAGGCTGCCAGGTCGGCGGGTACGCTACCGCCCAGTTGCAGGGCCAGCGGGTGCTCGGAGGCATCGTGGCGCAGGAAACGGTGGGCGTCGTTGTGCAGCAGGGCACCGGTGGTGACCATTTCGGTGTAGAGCAAGGTTTGACTGGAGAGCAGGCGCAGGAAGAAGCGGCAGTGGCGGTCTGTCCAGTCCATCATCGGCGCAACAGAAAACCGCCTTACTACCGTATCCATTGGGCGGGCCGCATTTTCTGGTGTTTCGGGGTGCATTCGGGTTTCTCTCATTCTCTATCGTTTACAACCTTTTTTGCTTATTCTCCAAACCCCGTTGCTGAATTTCAGCAAAGGCATCGGAGGATTTAGCAAAATGGGCACCATCACTACCCGCAAAAGGAAAGACGGGTCTACCACCTACGACGCCAGATCAGGATCATGCGCAAGGGCGTGAAAGTCTATCAGGAAAGCCAGACCTTCGATCGGAAGACTACGGCCCAGGCCTGGATCAGGAAGCGTGAAGCTGAATTGCATGAGCCGGGTGCCATCGAGAAGGCTAACCGGAGTGGGGTAACCGTCCGTCACATGGTCGAGAAGTACCTGGACCAGTACGAGAAGCTGAGGCCGTTGGGCAAGACCAAGCGCGCCACACTGCTGGCCATCAAGGAAACGTGGCTGGGTGACGTGGTCGACAGCGAGCTGACAAGTCAGAAGCTGGTGGACTACGCCATGTGGCGTATGGAGAAGGACGGCATCCAGGCGCAGACCGTGGGCAACGACCTGGCCCACCTTGGCGCCGTGCTGTCAGTGGCTCGGCCAGCCTGGGGGTATGAGGTCGACCCGCACGCCATGCCCGACGCACGGAAGGTGCTGCGCAAGATGGGCGCGGTCACCCGGAGCCGCGAGCGCAACCGCCGGCCGACGCTGGCCGAACTCGAGAAAATCCTGAAGTACTTCGAGGAGATGCGCGATCGCCGAAAGCAGGAGATCGACATGCTGCGGGTGGTGCTGTTCGCCCTGTTCTCCACTCGCCGCCAGGAGGAGATCACCCGGATTCGTTGGGACGCGCTGAACGAGAAGGACCAGTCGGCGCTTATCACCGACATGAAGAACCCGGGCCAGAAGTACGGGAACGACGTGTGGTGCCACCTGCCCGACGAGGCGTGGCGAATCCTGCAGTCGATGCCGCGCGTGGCCGACGAGGTGTTTCCGTACAACTCGAAGTCGGTGTCCGCCTCATTCACCAGGGCCTGCAATTTCCTTGAGGTGGATGACCTACACTTCCACGACCTACGCCATGATGGCGTCAGCCGGCTTTTCGAAATGGGGTGGGATATCCCGAAGGTGGCCTCTGTTTCCGGTCACCGGGATTGGAACTCGATGCGGCGCTATACGCACCTGCGGGGGAATGGCGATCCATATAAAGGATGGGAATGGATCGAGAAGGTGATAACGGGCCCCGTGATCGAGGCCCGAAAGAGGCTCAAGAGACGCGTCGAAGACCTCGACCCATGAGCTTGTCTTGCTCGGTCTTGGCTTTGGCGTGCTGCTCGTCGAGGTAGGCGGCCAGATCGTTCAGGTGCACGCCCCTGGCGGACTTCTGGCTGCTCTCCATGCAGACGAGCGGTAAGTTGATTTCGCCGCGGGCGACCTTGCCCTTCATCTTCTCCGGGGTTAGGTGGCTGAAATAGTCGAGGCACACACGCTCGAGCGGGATGATTGCCTGGCCGCCGTACTGGGCCATCAGCAGGAAATGGGTGTTCATGGATGATCTCCACGCCGCCGGTGGCGGCAGGTTGGTGGTCAGCTCGTGGCCTGGGCTATGGTTTGCTCGAAGCGCGAAGCCAGTTCGGCGTTGACTTCGGCCTTAGCCAGGCTGTCCTCGGTGCCCTTGGCCCGGTGCAGGGTTTCGTACTTGCGCAGCTGGGCAGCAGCTTCGGACAGATCAGCCAGAAGCATGGGGGCCGTGGCGATCAGCCTGGCGTTGGCCTTGGTCTGGTCGCCGTTGATCCATTCGCCGGAATCGCTGTCGCCATCCTCATCGATGACCATCACGTTGCAGATGGCGATCTGCTCGTGGCGATCAACTGGCGAAACGTAGATCGGGGTTTTGTCACTGGACTCAACGAACCATGGTCCGGGCGTGTGCTTGTGTTTCGTCATGGCAATAGCTCTCCATGCCCGCGCATGTCGGCGGGCTTGAGTTGTAGGGGGAGGGGTTAGGCTTTCGGCGCGACTGACTCTTGCCACTCGACTATGTCGGCGCCGAAGTCTTTGCTGGTGAAGGTGATGTTCCCGAAGCGCCAGTGGTAGGCAAATGGGCCGGTGCGCTCGCAGTTGGCCAGGACGCTGCCGCAGGATAGGCGGATGTCGATCCGCTCCAGACCAGGATCCTCTTCCGGATCTGGTGGGCACCAATTGCCTGCCAGCTTGCGGACCTTCTCGACCACGGCGTCGATCTCGAATCCGCCCCGGGATTGGCCGACGAGCGATGCAATCCGCCACATGCCGGTTTGCCACCGGTCTTTCCTGACTAGCGCGCCGTCTTCGCGGAACTCGTAATCTTCAACCTTTGCGTCGCGGAATTCCGGTCTCCTGAAGTCCAGCTCTGTCACTTCGCGGCTCATCGCGGCCACCTGTATATCAGGTAGGCCATGTAGGCGAGGGCGATCATGCTCGAACCTCCGTAGTTTTGGCCAAATGAAACTCGCCGCGAACCGCAGTGCAGAACTCCTCGTATCGCGCAGATGCCTCCTCGGGTGTGTCGAAGATGCCGAGGTAGAAGTTCTTGCCAGCAACGCAAGCCTGCGCCTGCCATCTACTTGGTGACTTCTCGACAACTCCGCGATAGCCGGAGGTATTCATGGAAGAGAAGTCGCGATTCGCGGCATTCTGTGATGCTGTGCATTCGCGAAGGTTGGCGATGGCGTTGTTGGAACGGTTTCGATCCTTGTGGTCGAGGATCGAAGGCCAGTAGCCATAGACAAACGCCCAGGCAAGGCGGTGCGCTGCGTAGTACTTCTTGAAAGCGACGATCTTCACGTAGCCTGTAGCCTTTCGTACGCTTCCCGCGACACTGCCAGCCATTGCCCGTGAGTTTTGGTCGACCTTCCAGTAGAAGAGGCCTGTGTCTGGCTCGTAGCGCAAAACGGTCTTGAGCAATTCGAGCTCAGTCATCAGGGGCCTCCTTGCCAATCAGCTCCTTGGGCACCTGGACGGTATCGCCGAGCTTGGCGGCGACGATGGCGCGGCAAGCGGCGACTAGGTGGGTCAAGCCGTCCGCGTCGCCTGGGGTATCATCCAGTCCGGTGACGGCAAAGAACGAGTCCGAGTAGAGGCCGAAGCCGACGCGGTACTTCTGGATCAGCAGCCCGCCAAGCGCCCAGTCCTCCCATGGGTTGTACCGCTCAGTGCGCTCGGTCACCTTGGCGCGGTACCGGACGAACACGCGCCAGGGGTTGCCGTACTCAGGCGGGGCCAGGAACACGTCCAGGCCTTCCGCCTTGCCGACGGCCCACCCCAGCGCCTCGCCGGCCAGGTCTGTCGTCTTCACTTCGATCAGGTCGGGCATGGCGCCTCCCGCCTGGCAACCGCGCGGTCGATGCGCTCGATTTCGGCGAGTATCAGTGCGCCGGCTCGGATCAGGTTCTCCCTTCTGCTGCGAGGCTTCCACCAGCTGAGCGCCCATGGCCAGGACGGCGGGCAAGTTGGCTGCCACTTTTTCATGGCCTGCTTTTCGTCGTCCCAGATATCCAGCCACGGGGGCGCGATCGCATAGCAGGTGGCGGCATCGACCAGCTCAAGCTGTCGTACTGATCGTCATGCTCCGCCGTCCAACCCTCCGCTTCGGTCTGGCGCTTGCGCTCGGCCAAGACAGCTAGGCCCGCAACGGTAGCGCCGCCCTGGCACTTGTACTCCACGGCTCTGGCCAGGCGTTCAAACGCATGTTCGTTTACCCCGAACGCCAAGGCTTCCTGGCATGCGCTGCTTGCAAGGTCGAGCAGTGCGCTTTCGTCGACCAGCAGGTGCTGGCGCATCTTTTTGGCTTCCATCACAGCTGATACCTCTCATCAATCCAGCGCCCAGGCGCCAGAGCGGGTGTAGGTTCGGGTTGGGTTTCGTGCGGGGAGAGCTGGCGCTCGTTGTCGGCCTGCAGTTGGCTGTCGGGGATGCAGCTGATGCCGACCCCGTTGAGCAGGTAGCAGGTGACGCCGCGCTGGCTGTCGTGCTGCACGTCGATGACGTTCTCGGTTGCGCTGGCGCCGGTGGCCAGCAGCAGGAGGCAGAGGGCGAGTCGGGTCATGCCGCCACCTGCTTGAACTCGACGACCCAGACCCAGGGGTTAGCGTTCCAGGAGTCGGCTCCGTTGATGGATGCCCAGAGCTCGCGCCAGGCGTCGAACGGGTCGACCCAGTTTCTAGGCCCTGGCTCGCTCTTGAATGGGTGGTAGTAGTGCTCACCGTCGCGTGGTGAATGCGGTTTATGCCCTCGGCGACGTAGCGGCTTTCGAAATCCGTCTCACCCTCGCCATCCTGAAGCCGCTCGACGCGCACGTCGGTGATCTCCAGCAGGATGCGACTGTCGCGCCGGCGCATGTGAATGCTCGGCTTCCACGGGCCGCCGTAGTCGGTTCGGTTGTCGCACTCGCGGTAGACCACCCAGCTTTCGCCAGGCGCTTGGGCCACGTTGATCTGGGCCCAGGCTTCGCGAACCCACAGGCGGTCACCGATCTGCCATAGGGGCAGGCAATCGGGTGCTCAGTCCCCTGATCATCCATGGAGCTCTCGTCGAACGTGTGCATGGGTCGCCAAGACCCATCCTCCTGCTGGTGGAGCTCGAACGATATGTCGAAGCCCCGCATGCTCGGCTTGATAGGGCGGCGTGTGACCGTTTTCCGGCCTTCCAAGATGGCTCGGACCATCGGCCCGCTGAACAGGATCGGGCGTTCCTTTACTTGAGACATAGCTTCGCCTTGGCCGCCATATCGCGGCAGTGAATAGAGGGGAGAGGGGTTACAGCGGAAAGAGTACGGATGTACTCCTTTCAGGATTCGGCGGCGATCAACGCGGTTTGGCCGCCACACGCATCGCACGCGCGGTCAGTTGGTTGCTCAGCCTGGCATGCTTGGCACGACCATGTCGGCGAGCTTGGTCCTGCGCTGGCGGATAGGGCATCAGCGATCCGGCGTAGCTCGTAGGCGGCATCCTTCAATCTTCCATCAGCGACGTCAACGGCGTGGTCAACCCGTACCCCGGTCATTTTCTTGTCTTCGCCCTGAAGGTCTTGCAGAGCGAATAACGGTGCGCTGATTAGGTGAGCCGCGATGCGGATAAGGTCGCCAGACTTGTCGCGCAGCAGCGCATCTCGCTCGGCCAGCTTGTCGCTCAGCTCCTCGATGGCGGCCAGGTTCTTGATGCCATGGCTCCGCGAGTAGAAACGATCGAGCTTGGCGCTAAGGTCGTCGCGCTCCTCCGCATGTGGCCAAGCTCTACCCGCAGCCGATCAACCTCAGCGGCACCGGTCATCGGCCCCAGATCAACAATCGGTAGCCCAGTATTTGCCGCATCCTTCTCTGCCTCTTCTTTGGTCCACCAGAAGGCAGTACCAACCATCCAGGCTATAGGCTCGGGGTGGGGCTGGAGGGCTGGCGTCGGAAAACTCTTCACGACAGCCTCGTAGGCAATGACCATCCATGCATCAGGGCATGCTTGGCGATCAAGGGCTTCTCTGACCTTCCCGGCCAAGTCGTGCGCAGCTGGCACGCTGACCATCTCGGTGTTGCTGGATCGGTTTTCTGTGGGCATGGGTAACTCCGTGTCAGGCGGCTTTCGATTCAGGCTGCCAGTCGGACCACCCGATCTTTGGCATCTTGGTCTTGGGGTTCATGATGGGATTGCCCTTCGCGTCAGTCATCGCGCAGCGGGCACGAATGCGCAGGTCTCGGCAATCGCCGGAACGCTTGGCCAGGTCGATGAACTGCTGGGCGTACTGGGGGGCGTCGAACATGTTGCTGAGCTGCTTCACCTTCTCGCCGCTCATGAGCTTGTCGACGTACTTAGTGACCGCTTCCTCCACTGCGCAGGCGTCAGCTGAATTGAAGGCCCGCCCGGCTTACCAGGCTTGCTAGTTTTGACGCGCTTCTTGGCCTCGGCCAGCGCTACATCACGGGTCATGCCGAACACTGCAAATGTGCTCATGGTGATCTCCAGGCAGGCGCCGCCCTCGCCGGGGAGGCGTTATCGTTGAGTAGGGGAAGGCGCTGGCGGGCAGCGCGGGTCAGGCGGCTTTGCGTTGCTGAAGGATTTGCTGGCGCGCAGCTTCAAGCTCGCTTGCCATGATCTCCGTGGCGCCTTCGACCTGGTCGCCGTCATCGCTGAGCTTGAATCCGAGATGCAGGTAAACGGTGCCCTCCAGCTCGAAGAACACGCCGCCGCTGAGCCAGATCGTTCCCCAGTCCAGGCCAATGGCCTCCCAGGCATCGTCGGCGCTGATTCGTGCCGGGCAGTGCTCGGCCCAAAGAGCCTTGAGTCGGTCGTGCGCAGCTTGATTGCAGGCCTTACTTCCTTAGGCGTGCCTTTGGCGATCTTCGCGGCAGTTCGCAGCGATCTGTAACCGTGATCATCCGGCCGACACCAGTGCACATCTAGATCCCTGCTGGCGCTTATTTTGACGCCACCGACGTACTTGTCGTTTCCGCTGTACATCGGGGAGCCAGGTCCGCCAAAGACCTCGGTGAGCTTCTCGCGCTTCAGGTGGAAGGCCTTGAGTTTCTCATCCAGGCGCGCACCGCTTCGATCGCGGCCGGGGAGGTGGTCTTGTAGTGGTAGCTGATGCTCATGGCTTTCTCCATGCATGCGCCGCCCTCCGTGCTGGTGGCGGCATGGTGGCAATTTGGTTTGGGATGGGGTATTACGGGTGACCGGCATGGGGCCGGATCAAGGAGGCTTCTATGCCATTGGCGCAGGACAGGTATTACAGCTATGAAATCCCTCTCGAAGAGGGACTGACCGCTTACGTGCATTGCAACTGGATCGATAGCGAGCCTGGGCATGTGGCAAGCGAAGCTTCTGTCGTCGTCCGCCAAGGTGACACTGAGAATGAGATAGGCCGTATCAAGGGTCCTATCCAGCGAGATGAGGCAAACGAACAAGGCACAAAAATCGCTGAAGGCTGGTATGCCAAGCAGAAAGGCATAGCTACTGAATGAGGTTCGGACTGATCAACTCGTCGCCCGGATCCTGCTGAATCATCAGCATGCTCTTCCGGTCGAAGGCCAGGGCCAGGCGTGGCGAGATGCTAATTTCGTGCCGCGGCGGGGTGAGAAACTTCTCCGCGTGCAGCCTACCAAGTGCGTGAATGCCGTGAATCAGCGCCTCGATCATCTGGCTATAGGTTGCGTCTGCCCAGCCGCATATCGCTCGCAGGTGCTGGCCGGTTCGCTTCCTGGCTGACAGCCTCAGCGGCTCGGGCCGCGCCACAGGCCGGTGAGCTTCGATTTCGTGGCGCGCGACCCGGAACAAGGCGTGATGCCCGAGCGCTTCGATGTGATGAATCATCAGCGTCATCGCCTCGCCCTGTTCCTCGATACCGGCCCACTCCATCAGCTCAAGCAGGGCCTGTTTAGTCCCTGGTCGAACCTTCAAGCGCAGGTCTTCTTCCTGGTGCTTTGCTGACTTCTCGCGCCGGCGCCGGTCGCGCTCTGCCTGGTCCATCGCCATACGGCACCTCCATGATTCCGCTGGGCGGGATGTGTATGTGCAGCTGGCGGCGACGCTGCTGCGTGAGTTTCTGGATGCGTCTCATGGGTGGCACACCTCAATGGGCGTTTTCTTCGTCGAGCCAGACGGCATAACCACCAGTAGACGCTTGTTTCCTCGGTATACGCCCCAAGGCTGACCAGTGGATCTGGCCATGGCCGCCGCGTACTTCACGGCGGGCACAGGCTGAGACAGGGTGGCGATCATGCGCCCGCCAAGTGGTGGAGCGGGGCGAACGGGATGTCGTCGTCGAAGCTCTCGTAGTCGGGGCCGTTCGTGCCTTGCTGGCTCTGCTGCTGGGGCGCTTGGCGCTGCTGCGTGCGCTGTTGCTGCTGGCGTGGCTGCTGCGCCGG